GACGGCGACCAGAGCGCGCAGCCCACCGTGGCCGGTGGGGAAAACCCGGTGGACCTGCTCGGCGCCGGCACCATCGAGATCCTGCCGCCCGGTAAGGAAATGACGTTTGCCAGCCCGCCCAAGGCCGAGGGCTACGCCGAGCACGTGCAGATCCAGCTCCGCGCCGTGAGCGCCGGCTACGGCGTGACGTACGAGGCCCTCACCGGGGACCTGTCCGGGGTGAATTTCACCTCGGGACGCATGGGCTGGCTCGAAATGTGGGCCGAGATCCTCCAGTTTCAGCACCTCGAATTCCTGCCGGTGATCTGCACCCCTATCTGGCGGTGGTTCACCGAGGCGGCCGTGGACGCGCGCAAGCTGCGCGAGCACGTGGCCGCCCGCTGGACGATGCCCCGCCGGCCCTACCTGGATCCCCGGCGCGAGGTGCTCGCGCAGCGGGACGGGATCCGCTCGGGGCTCACCTCGGCGCCCGAGGAGATCCGCGCCCTGGGCCGCGATCCCCGCGAGCTGCTCGAGGAGGCGGCCGAATTCCAGGCCGAGGCCGAGGAGCTCGGCCTGGTGCTGGACACCGACCTCTCCGGGGCGGCCAACCTCCCGGGCGCGGCCTCGAGCTCGGGCACGCGCGAGCTCGCGCAGGAGCTCGCCGCCCTGATCGCCGAGGGCGGCCGAGGCCTCGAGGACACCGAGGGCGAGATTGCCGAGCGCCTCGAGCTCTTGGTGGCCGCCGGCCGGAACGGCCACGCGCGGCCTTGATTCTGCCACGCCCGATGGCAACGCTGAGGGCATGGTAACCGCATCCACAACGCTCCGAGTCCAAGCGGCGCCCGAGTACGTGCGCGCCGTGACCCTCCCGGAGACCTTCGACCGAGAGCGGCTATCCTTCCAATTCACGGCCTCCACCGGAGCCCGTGTATTGCGTCGGCCGCTGTTCGGGGAGCCCTTCTACGAAGAGCTGGGGCTCAAGCCGGGCGAGGTGAGACTCGGGCGCCTCCAGAGCGGCGCCCCCATCCTCGACTCCCACCGCCGATGGAGCGTGCGGGAGGGGGACGTGCTGGGGGTGGTGGAATCGGTCGAGCTCGTGCCGGACAAGGAGATCCGGCTGGGCGGCCGGTTTTCGAAGCGCGAGGCGCTCGAGGACGTGCGTGCAGACGTGGCGGACGGGATCCTGCGGCAATTCTCCCTGGGATACCGCGTTTTCAAATTCCGCGACGTGAGCCCCGAGGGGGCCACCATCAAGGTGCTGCGCGCCGTTGATTGGGAGCCCTTCGAGGCCTCCCTCCTTGCGGTGGGCGCCGATGGAGGTGCCAACATCCGATCCGAGGACGATCCCTTGATGGAGCGCGCGGCCGACCTCGGCCCGCACGAGTGCACCATCGAGACCACCAACCCCGAAGCATTCCGAACCATGGCCAAGAAACCGAGCACCGGGCCGGCCGCCCAGCCCGGCCAAGATCCCCCGCCCGAGGGCGCCGGCACCGGCGCACCGGAGGGCCAACCCAACCCCGAGAGCGGTGGCGAGCGCGGCCAGCCGGCCGATCCGCCCGCCGACCCGCCCACCGATCCCCCGACCCCCACCTCGGCGCCCGCGCCGAGCACGAGGACCGAGGATCCGCCGGCGCCGGCCAACCCGGCCTCGGCCGCACCGAATCCGCCCGCCGATCCGCCCGCCCCGGACGCTGCCCAGGTGCGCGCGCAGGAGCGCGAGCGCCAGGCCGGCATCCGTGAGCTGGCCACGCGCTACGACCTGCCCGACGCCTGGAGCACCCGGCAGATCGACGGGGACGTGGCGCTCGAGTCCGCGCGCGTGCGCGCGCTCGAGGCCGTGGCCGAGCGGGACGTGCAGACCGGCCGCGGTGGCTCCCACGTGACCGTGCTGCGCGGTGAGCACGAGGCCCACGCCCGCGGGATCGAGACCTGGATCCTGCACCGCTGCGGCTACCAGGAGCGCGCCGAGGGCGGGGACCTGCACCTGATCCCGCTGGACGATGCCGCCCGGCAATTCCGCGGCATGAGCATGGTGGACCTCGGCCGGTGGTGGCTCGAGAACGCCGCCGGCGTCTCGTGCCGGGGGCTCATCCCCTACGAGATCGCCACGCGCGCCCTGCACGGCACCTCCCATTTCCCGGAGGTGCTCGGGAACATCGCCACCAAGTTCCTGCGCCGGGCCTATGACGAGAGCCCGCGGACGTTCCGGCGATTCGCCACGCGCACGGACCTGCCCGATTTCAAGCAGGCCAAGCACGTGCAGCTCGCCGGCGCCCCGAGCCTCGTGAAGCTCGAAGCCCAAGGCGAGGTGACGCGCGGCCCGATCGGCGAGTACGCCGAGCCGGCGGTGCTCTCCACCTACGCCCGGATGGTGGGCTACACCCGCCAGGCCATGACCAACGATGACCTGGGGGCCTTCTCCAGGATCCCGCGGGCCTTCGGCGCCGCCGCCGCCGCCACCGAGACGGACCTCGCCTACGCGCTCTGGACCGACAACGTGACGATGAGCGACGGGGACGCGCTCTTCCACGCGAACCACGCGAACCTCTCCACCGGCGTGCTCACCGCCTCGGACCTCTCGGGCCTCTCGGACCTGCGCCTCAAGATGCGCGAGCAGACCGGCATCGAGGGGCGAAAGCTCAACCTCCAGGTGCGCTACCTGATCGTGCCCGCGGCCCTCGAGACCACGGCCCAACAGGTAACCGCCGCGATCAACCCCAACGCTCCGACCGGGGTAAACCCGTTCGCCACGCAGTTCCAGGGGGTGATCGTGGAGCCTCGCCTCGACGCCACCAGCACGGTGCAGTACTACGGCACCTGCGATCCGGCGCTCTGTGACACGCTGATCTACGGCTACCTCCAGGGGATGGGCGAAGGCCCGCGCGTGGAGACCAAGGCCGGCTGGAACATCGACGGCACCGAGATCCGCTGCCTGCACGACTTCTATGTGATCGCGGCCGACTTCCGCGGCATGGTCCGCTCGAGCGGCGCCTGATCCTCCGCACGGATACCTAGCCGGGGCGCGGGCGAGCTCGGCTACTCGCCCTCGCCGATCCGGCCAAGAAGAGACACCGCCAAGGGGCTCGGCCGAGGAGCCCCGAGGCACCCCAACCCGACCAACCCAACCCGAGCAATCCCATGCCCGACCTCGATTACGTACAGCCCGGCGATTCGATCACCTTCGCCGCCGCACCTTCCGCCCTCGTGGCGGGGGAATGGCTCCTGGTGCAGGAGCTCCTCGGCGTGGTCAAGGAGAGCGCCGCGAGCGGTGCGCCCTACGTGCTCCAGGTGCGCGGGGTGTTCCGTAACGCCCCCAAGGCCACCGGCCAAACCTGGACCGCCGGCGAGGTGCTCTACTGGCACCCGACGAACGACAATTGGACCGTGACCCTTACGGGCGCCTACCAGAAGGGCTACGCCGCGGCCGATGCCGCGAGCGCCGCCGCGATCGGCACCGTGCTGCTCACCAACCAGCGCGGGAACACCGGCTAGGACCCGAGCTCCCCGCGGACCCCGCGGGGGATCACCGTGGGATGGGCCGAGCAGGTTTCGCGCCTCCAGGACCACGCCACGCGCACCTTTGGGGAGCGTGGCGTGGGCCTGGTGCTCTGGCGCCCCGCCGCCGGCGGCACGTACCAGGTGCGCGGGATCTTCCGCGCGGCGCACGTGGCCCTCGACGGCGAGGCCGAGGCGGGGATCTCCGAGACTGAGCCCCGGCTCGGCGTCAAGGTGGCGGACCTGCCGGCGCCGCCTCTCACCGAGGACCAGGTGGAGGTGCCCGAGGGCGGCACGCTGTACGACGTGATCGACGTGCAGGAGGACGGCGAGGGCATGGCGGACCTCATGCTGCACGAGGTGGTGACGTGACGCTCCAGGCCAAGCGGATCCGCCTCGAGGTGCGCAACCTGCTCCTGGGGAACACCGCGGCCGAGGAGCGCGTGGAGTGCAATACCTCCGAGCCCGTGCGCCTCTCCGAGCTGCGCAAGCCCGAGCTGCGCGTGCACACCCGATCCGAGGAGCTCGAGCGCCGCGGCACCGCCCCGCCGCATTTCATCCACCGCCTGCGCGTGGCCGTCGAGGGCTACGTCTCCAAGAGCTCGACCGCCAAGGATCACCTGGGCAACGTGCTCTCGCAGGACGATGCGGCCGACGATCTAGTGCACCAAGTACTGGACCGGCTCATGCCCAACCTGCGCCTGCCCGGGATCCCCGAGGAGGACGTGGCCCTCGACGCCGACGCCTGCACGTACGAGGGCCGGGAATCCCAGGACGAGTACCAGGGGACCCGGCCCGAAGGCACCTTCCGGCTCACCTTCGTCTACGCCTACTCCACGGCCTGGCCCGAGCAGGCCACCGGCACCCTCCACCCCCTGGCCGAGTTTGGGGTGGACTGGAATCTCGCGCCGCCCGATGTCAACGTGGAGGCGCAGGACACGATCAACCCACCCCTGACCTGACCCCCAGCCCATGGAAACCCACCTCACCCTCCGCCCCGCCAAGGCCCCCGAGGGCATGGAAGTGCCCGAGGAGCTCGAGGGCCGCCGCGTGGTGGCCTTCCCCGATCGCCCCACCAAGCCCCTCGACCCCAACGGCGAGCGCGTGGCCCTGTCCACGTACTGGCGCAAGCGCCTGGCCGCGGGGGACGTGGAGAAGGTGGGCTCCACCTCGACCCGGAAGGGGCGCGCCTCGGCGCCCCAGGAGTAACCGCCCATGGTCAGTTTCGAGAACATCCCGGCCACGCTCCTGGTGCCCGGCTTTTGGGCCGAATTCAACGCCAGCGGCGCGCAGCAGGGACCCAGCATCCAACCGTACAAGCTGCTCATTCTTGGGCAGAAACTCGCCACCGGCACGGTGGCCGAGCTCACGCCCACGACCTGCACCAACGCGGACCAGGTGGGCGCCTACTTCGGCCGGGGCTCGATGCTCCACGGCATGGCAATCCGGCTCTTCGAGAACAACGCTTGGACCTCGGCGACGTTCTGCGCGATCGACGATGCCGCCGCCGCGACGGCCGCCACCCGGACGCTGACGCTCGGGGGCACCGCGACCGAGGCCGGCACGCTGGCGCTCTACTGCGCCGGCCGGCGCGTGACCGTGACGATTGCCAGCGGTGACGCCGGCACGGCCCATCGGGACGCCCTCGTGGCCGCGATCAACGCGGACGATACAATCCCCTTCACCGCGGCCAACGGCACCGGCGCCGGCGAGGTGGACTGCACCGCCCGCAACAAGGGCACGCGCGGCGCCAAGGTGGACATCCGGCACAGCTACAACGCCGGCGAGAGTCTGCCCGCGGGGATCACGCTCGACCTCAGCACGTGGTCCGGTGGCGCGACCGATCCCGACATCACCGAATTCTGGCCGGTGCTCGGGGAGGTGCAGTACAACGTGCTGGCCAACCC